TTGATGACGAACAAAAATTAAGGGGTAGAAGAAGAGATATATTGTGGGCTAATGAAGCGAATGAACTTAATTTTGAAGAGTTCAACCAATTAAACATTAGAACTACGAGTAAGTTATTTTTTGACTTTAACCCATCTGATAATTACCATTGGTTATATGAACTTATGGTTAGAGATGAATGTAAAGTTATACACTCAACCTATAAAAATAACCCCTTTTTAGAACAATCCCAAATAAGGGAAATTGAATACCTTATTAATGTAGATGAGGGTTATTATAGGATTTACGCTTTAGGGGAAAGAAGCACGGGTAGAACTACTATTTATACCCATTGGAAGTATTTTGAGGGGGAGTTTAAAGAGGACGAGGTAGTTTATGGACTTGACTTTGGTTATAATAGCCCATCTGCTTTGGTTGAATGTAGATTTGGAGATGGGGGGTGTTTAGTTAAAGAACTACTTTATGAAACCAATTTAACCTCGGGCGACTTAATTAGGAGATTAGGGGAGTTAGGTATAAGTAAAAAGAAGGAATTGGTATGTGATACGGCAAGACCCGAAATAATAGAGGACATGAGAAGGTCTGGTTATAATGTTAAACCCGCTATTAAAGACATTAAGGATGGTATTGATAGTGTAAAATCAACACAATTATGGATTGATAAGGTTTCTATTAACCTAATTAAAGAGTTAAGTAGTTATAAGTGGAAATCTAATGGGGACATTATACTTGATGAACCCGTTAAGATACATGACCACGGGGTAGATGCTATGAGATATGCTATACATTATTGGAAATTGAAAAATAAAAAATCTAACCCTAATTTTTTACGGATTAGGTATTAGAAAAATGTGTCAAATCTATATTGTAATATATAAATAATAAAAAAGATTTATGTTTGATTTTAAAATTGGAGAAAAGAACTTTAAGTTTATAACCTCATGGGACGAGGTAGATTTAGAAACTTATATTAAGATTGCTAAAATGGAGGAACAAAGGGGAGAAATTGCTTTTGACGAACTTTACCTACTTAAACTACTTGAATACCTTTCAAAAAAGGAGGATGGGACACCAGTAGAAGAAGGGGATTTGGACGAGATGGATTTAGACATGGTTAATGAGTTAAGTGGTAAGGTGCTTTTTATTAAAGACATACCTACATTTAGTAAAGACAAAGAGTTTGATATAGATGGGGTAGTTTATTCAAGTCCCGACGACTTTAAAAAGTTAAGTATTGGAGAGTTCGTAAGTATTAAGACATATCAGCAAGGTAATACTAATGCATGGGACGCAGCACCATGGGTATTAGCAATTTTGTGGAGACCATCTACAAAAGTATGGGACGCAGAAAAGAAGGAATGGACTTTACAAAGAGAACCTTTTAAGGTTGAAAATCTTGAATGGAGAAAAAATCTACTACTTAAGCAACCCGCACTTAAAATGGTAAGTCCCCTACTTTTTTTTTCAATTATGAACAATACATCCAAAGGGAATACCGAGGACTATTTGAAAATAGAACAAAAGGAGATGGTAGAGATTGGAGACCCGGAGACTACGAGTTAGATGGTAGGTGGAATTGGTTCGCTATGATTGAAAGGTTAGCGGGTGGGGACATAACAAAGTTTGATGAGATATATGAAAAGAACTATATTGAATGTTTAAACCTAATTAGTTATTGGAAAGAAAGGGACACCTACATAGAAAGTATAAACTCAAGACAAAATCAACAAAGATATAAATAAAAATGGCTACAAATACATTATCATTAAATAAAATTATTAACATCTTTAGAGACTTCTCTATTAGGCATGAGATGTTAAACGATTTTGGTTATGGTCCGTCCTATAACATTGGGGCAAGCAGACAAATGCGTTTCCCTTACTTATGGGTTGAAAATACTCAATCATCTACTATTGGGGGTATTAATGGGTATAAAGAAATACAGCATACCTTTACCTTATTTGTAATGGATAAAATCAATATGGGGGACATTAACTATGACCAATTAATGAGTGATTGCCATTACATTTTGGATACTTTAGTTCAAGAGATTTCTCAAACCCGTTATTATGTAGATAATAATTTAAATATATTTGGAGATGTAATTTTTACACCCGTAGTTGAAGCAACAGACGACAATGTAAATGGATGGTCTTGCGAAATAACTTTATCACACCCACAAAGAATTACCCCATGTAATAGTCCTATTGAACCCATTATAAGTTATGATGTAGAGTTAGAAAATAGTATTATTAGGTATAGATTGGAGGGACCTCAAGGTCCTACGGGTCCAATTGGTCCTCAAGGTCCTACGGGTCCTCAAGGTGTAGAAGGACCTACCGGTGCGGGGGGTGCATTAGGTTATTATTTAGTAGCACATAGTGAAAGAGACCAAAATGCTACATCAACTACTCAAAGTTATGCGGTTAAGTTTGATGCGTTAGATGAGGCAAATGGTATTGGATTGGAAAATGATGTAAATGGAGAACCAACAATTATTAGGATAAACCACACGGGAACTTACAATTTTCAATTTTCCTTACAATTTATTAACCCTGCAAACCAAGACATTATATTTAACATTTGGTTTAGACAAAATAATAATGATTTACCATGGTCTAACTCACAATTTACCATTCAAAAAAGTCATGCGGGTGGAGACGGAACATTGGTTCCCGCTATTAACTTTATGCTTACTTGCCAAGCACAAGACCGAATTCAGTTAATGTGGCAAACCGAGAGCATTGATGCTTTTATGCAAGCAATACCCGCGGGGACTACACCCGATACACCCGATACACCATCAGCAATTTTTACAGCACAGCAAGTAATGTATTTACAATTGGGTCCTACGGGTAGTCAAGGTGCTACGGGACCTCAAGGTGCAACGGGTAATACGGGACCTCAAGGTGCAACGGGTCCAATTGGTCCTCAAGGTAATCAAGGTAATCAAGGATTTCAAGGTCCTACGGGACCTATTGGTCCTCAAGGGGTTCAAGGGGTTCAAGGTCCTCAAGGTAATACCGGTAATACGGGTCCTCAAGGTGCTACGGGACCAATTGGACCTCAAGGGGTGCAAGGGGTTCAAGGAGTTCAAGGTCCTCAAGGGTTTCAAGGTGCTACGGGTCAAATTGGTGCAACGGGTAGTCAAGGTGCTACGGGACCTCAAGGACCTACCGGACCCGGTGGAGGTGTCCCATTTGTATTAACTAATATAGTGGGGGGAACAATCACGGGGACTACTTCAGAGACAATCTTAACCACTCTTACAATACCCGCTAACACAATTCAAGTAGGGGACTATATGGAACTTGAATACCAATTTAGAAAAGCGGGGAGTGCGAACACATACAGAAACCGACTTTATATTGGAACTCAAAGTGCGAGTATAAGTGGAGCGGTTGCTTATATTAACCATACTACAGCGGTGGGTTCTGCTGTTCTTACATTTGTAATGAGGAGAAACTTTTGGGTTAGAAGTGCTACTAATACTCAAGGGTTTATATTAAGGTCGGCACTTGATTACCTAATGTATGATGGTTATGCTACAGCGAACTTTGTTCAAGGTAATATAGATTGGACCCAAACACAATATATACACATTACGGGAACTTTGGTAAGTGGAACGGCAGATAGTTTAAATGTAGAATGTGTGGTGTTTAAAGTATCAAGACCTACCTAAAAAAAATTACTTACATTTATGATATATGTAGAACATAATAATTATGGTGTGCCACTTGACCCAAAATGGTTGAATTACCCAAATCTCTACGATGGTATTAATTACATAGTATTCTCTTCTTTTGAAGAGAAGGACGAGTATTGTAGAAAAAATTATCCAAATTGGTATTTGGACGAAAATATAATTGACGATAATGCCTCTTAAACGATGCGAACTAAATGGTAAAAGTGGGTGGAAATGGGGTGAAGAGGGAACATGTTATACCCAAAGTAATGGTAAAGAACTTGCTATAAGGCAAGCAATTGCCATTAGTAAATCTATTGGAGAGGGTATTGAACTTCAAGAAACCTATAATGATTACCCAAAAGGGGCAAGAGACAATGCTAAACGAGCACTTGATTGGATTGATAAGTATGGTAGAGATATGGTTAAAGCGGGAACCCGTGTAGGTTTAACCCGTGCTAACCAAATCGCAAATGGAGAGAACTTGAGTGTAGATACAATTAGAAGAATAAAAGCATTCTTTGACCGACACATTAATAATAGAACTATTAGTCCCGAGTTTAAGGGGACACCATGGAAAGATAATGGTTATACCTCATGGTTATTATGGGGTGGGGACGACATGTATAGATGGGTTGAAATGATAATAAAAAGAATTGATAAAGAATAATGCCACCTACACCAATTAGAGGAGGGTTTCGTAATCAAAGAGAACTTTTAGATTTTGGTAAGACCGAACTAAAAGACCTTAAACTTTGGGATGCTTTAAACGCATTAGGAGAGGACTATGTTGAAAAAATTGGTAGAATACTTAAGGACGAAAATAAGGTAGCAAGTGGTAATCTACTTCGTAGTTTAGGATGGGAGGTATTACCCGAAGTAGATAAACTTATACTTAACCTTTATAGTGATTTTTATTTAGAATATGTTGCAAAAGGTAGAAGAGCGGGTGCTAAACCCCCACCTTATAGAGCACTAATACCATGGATACAAAGACGGGGTATAGTATTTCAAGGTAAAAGTCAAAAGACTACAGCAATTATTATAGCAAAGTCAATTGGTAAAAAGGGTATTAAACCCGTATCACAAATTACGGATACATTAAGAAATATATTTAGAAACAAAGAGGACTTTATTGCTAAAGCAGCAAGAGAAGACATTGAAGACATAGTCTATAACTATTTAGTTATGGGGACATTAAGATAAAATAATTAACTATGAAAATCTCATTTGACTTTGATAATACAATAACCCAAATTAGGGTTCAACTACTTGCATTGGAACTAATGGAGAGGGGTGATGATGTTTATATTATAAGTGCAAGGTCAAACCCCACCCCCATTTATAGAATTGCAGATAAGTTAAAAATACCCCATAGTAGGGTTTATGCTACGGGGAGTAATAAAGCAAAGGTAGAAAAGGTTATAGAACTCGGTATAGACAGACATTATGACGACAATGTTGAGGTAATTAGGGAATTGGGTAGTAAAGGTAAATTAATTTCTTAATGCTTTTTTAGGTAATTTGGTTAGAAAATAATATAATAAATATATTATTAATTACAAAAAAAAGTATAGAACATGCCAATCCCAAGCATCAATTTAGACCGAATACCCGACTATATTGAACCAGTAAATAGAGAACTATGGTTTGAAACCTCATCAACAGCATCAAATGAAAATGATTTTAAATACATTTTCAAGGTTCAATGGAGAAACGAACCATTTGATACTAACCAATACATAGAGAATACGACCATTTATAAGGTTCCACCCCGACCAATTGTAGGTAATGGTTTCTTTACACCCCATAAAATACTACAATCTTACTTTCAATTTTACCCATCCCCATTTCAAAAGGGTTGGATTAGTGGATTTGTAGGTAATATAGGTCAAAATGCGGGTATTCTTGATAATTATTTTGAATATAGGTTAAAATATGGGTTTGAATATAACCCTAATTTAACTTTTAGTCAATGCTATAACTATTTAGGTAATTTGGGTTTAAGTTTCTCTCAAGCACCGGGTTTGATAGCGGGAGACCTTATAACAATTGATAAGACAAATAAGTTTATTAACCCGAGTTATGATGGAACTGCGAGTGTTATTGGAACTCAAAGTGCTACACAAATTATATTAGACATACCCTTTGGTGTGGCGAGCACAAATGAAAGTGGTGTAATTACCAATTTACAAAGGATTTCTGCAACTACATCCTCAAGATACACATTTAACGGAACACGCCAGTATTGGGAGTTGGATAAAGATTATACCCAATACATAATGGGTTATACAGCATCTCCCGCTTTGTTTCTAACCGATTGGGATTACAATACACCTAAACCCGTTATAAGGGGTTTAACAAATGGGCTACATTCTTATGAGACCATTTCAATGTTATGTAATACATTTACAGCATCTTATGCAACTATAAATGTTTATGCTGAAGATGGGACAAATCTAACTGGTTTCAGTATAGTTCTATCTACACTTAATAGATTTAGAAGATTAGATTTGGGTGTGGGTCCCCAAAATATAACCGACCAATTTGGTCTAGGTTTAATTGATTTTACAGACCCCAATATAAGTTATTATGATGTCTGTGTAAAAAGTGGTGTTGCTACACAATCGGTAGTTATGAGGTATAAGTTAGTGGATAATTGTTATATAAGCGTTCAAGGATTTGATAATTATGAACCCACTACAATCTTATGGTTAAACAGATTAGGTGGGTGGGATTACTTTACATTTACAAAGGATAATAAAAAGACCCTCTCAATTAAAAGGGACACATGGATTAGAACTCTTGATGTTGATTATACTTATGGTAAGATTTACACTCAAGCAGAAAGAGGTGTAAGTAATCTAATGACGGAAGCCGAAACTACATATGAAGTTAAAAGTAATTGGATTACCGACATTGAAAGTAAATGGTTAGAGAGTTTATTTACATCTACAGAAGCATATGTAATTATAAATGGAACCTATAGTGGGGGTAATACAAATGTTTATCAAGACTTTACGGGTAGAATAGCACCCATTAACATCCAAAATACATCTTACGAGGTTCAAAATACAATGAGGAAGAAAATGTATAATATAACCTTACAATATAAAATGGCTTACACCACCAATTTACAAAATGAATAATTATGAATACCAGATTTGAAATAATAGTTAATGTTAATGGGGAAAGAAACTATTTGGATACTTACCAAAGCGAACCTATATCTCTAAATTATAACATTGCAGACTTAACCGATATAAACGCCCGTAATTCGTCTTATTCAAAGACAATTAAAATACCCGAAACTAAAAAAAATAGACAATTATTTGGGGACATTGCTGATTTAGCATCATCTACCCAATTTGACCCTAATAAAAAGACGAGGGCATGGGTATTAGTAGATGGTGTAATGGTATTAGAGGGGTATTTACAATTACGATTTGTATATGTAGATAAGTTTAAGGATAAGACCGAATATGAAGTGGTTATTTATGCCGACAATGATAACTTTTTTAAAGCATTAGGGGAAAAATACCTTACAGATTTAGAGTGGTCGGAGTTGAACCATGTATGGTCGGGTGCCAATATAAGGGCTTCATGGACTGCAAGTTCGGATAGTTTAGGTTATTTTTACCCTCTTATAGATTATGGTAAAGATTATGATTATAATAACATTGGTAGAATACCCGTAGGTGTAAATCCAATTAGTAATGGTATTCCCGCTAACCACTTTTTCCCCGCTACCAATGTTAAGTATATGGTAGATAAAATCTTTCAAGATGCGGGTTATACATATGAAAGTAATTTCTTAAACTCAAGTGTATTTAAGAAGTTATACATACCATTTTCGGGTCAAGTAATGAGTAATCCTACCGATGGGGATAATTTATTTAGTGCGGGTAGATTAACAGCCGTAAGTTTCTCAACACAATACGCAGCGAGTAATGTAGTTATTGGTAATCCCGGTGCGTCCAATTATGTATTACCTTACCCTACATCAATGGTTCCACCGGGCAACATTGATTACAATTATGTAGTAAGACCTTACGATTGGGGTGTTTATAGATTACCTTTTAATAGTGAAGCAGCACCTAATGGAGACCCTAATGGTGTATATAACACTTTAACTTACAATTTTAGGGCACCCTCTACGGGTTTGATTAGGTCAATGAAGTTCGTATGTAATTTTGACATACAATTACAATTTGGTATAGACATAGCAGAAGGTATTGACCCTATTGACCCAAATGTTATTAATACCCCACTCATTACTTATAATACTAACCCTTTACATGGTCCTCCCGCTTCTCCCGCTAACTGGATTGCATTTAGAAGGTCGTTTAATGCTGCGGGTCAGCCTGCTGCGAATAGATTTTTACCCGTTAATGGTGTAGCGGGTAGAATACCTTTAGGTTCGCCACTTATTAAGAACCTTGAATTATTAGACCCCATTACTATTGATGTATATGAAGAAAATAATAACCCATCCCCGAACATAACGCAAGTAGTTAGATATAGACGAGTAAGGGGAACTATTGAGAGTGATTTTCTTAGTGGGGCAAGTGGATTTGTAAATAACTATAGGTTAAGTAATAACGAGGATGTATGGGTTGAAATTAAATTGGGTATTGATAGTGGCGAGTATAGAGAACAGATTAACCTACAAAATGGTATTGGTGTAGGATGGGGTGGTAATGGTAATGGTTATTTCATTGGACCTAATATAATTAGTGCTAATGCTATTCAAGGGACGCAACAAAGACCCAATGTGCCACCCGGATTACCATTGGGGACATTTAGTAGTTCGTTAAGATTTTATAATAATGTTCAAGAGATTTTACTTTTGGGCGATGTAATTGATTATAACCAAATAATACCTAAACAAATAAAAAATAAGGATTTCCTATCATCCTTAATTAAAATGTTTAACCTATACATTGAACCATCAAAGACTTTAGAGAGGGTATTAAGGATTGAACCACGGGATGACTATTATGCTAATGGGGAGATTAAAGATTGGACGGGTAAGGTAGATTTAACTACACCAATTAAAGAACAGATTTTAGCAGAAACTCAAAATAGGGAAATTAGGTTAAAGTATAGAGAGGATACAGATTGGTTTAACCAAGATTATTTAAAAAAGCAAAATATATCTTTTGGCGAGTATAGAAAAATTATTGATAATGAGTTCAACTCGGGTATAAAAAGTATTGAACCAATCTTTAGTCCCACCCCATTAGATTTAATGCCTAACTCACAAAGAATAATAATACCCAAAATAGGTAAATTAAACAATGAGGTATTTGAGGGGACCGACATTAACATTAGAATACTTACCCGTTATGAACCTAACCAAACCTCTACATGGTTATTTGGTGGTTTAACTACATCTGTAAGTCCTAATTTTCCCGATTATGCTGTTATTACATCTCAAGGTATTGCACCCCAAAGAATACATGCGTTTAATGTGGGTGATGTATTAAGTATAAATCAAACAGATGGGGGTATTACCTACCCTACACTTCAAGGGACATTTGAGGTATTAGAGGTAATAAATAATAGAACCATTGTAATTAGTTTAACACCCCGACCTACATGGGTAGGTTATGTTTCGGGTAATGCTACACCATTACCCGGTGTAGTAGGTTCCGACAAATGGTATTTTTTGGATGGTCCCACATTTAGAGAGGTTAATTATTATCCGTATTTGGGACATTTCTCACACCCGAGAAGACCTAACTATGACCTTAACTTTGGTCAAGCGGTAGGTTATTACCACCCATTAGAAACAATCACGAGTAATACACTTTACAATACTTATTGGAGTGGGTTTATTAACGAAATTACAGATAAAGATAGTAGAATTATTACTATTGATGCTAATTTAACTGCCAATGACATAAATGAGTTTAGTTTCAGTGATAACATCCACATTGCGGGACAATACTATAAAGTAAATAAAATAGTTAATTATGACCCCGTTTCGGGAAGACCATGTAAGGTTGAACTTATCAAGTCAAAGACTACCCAAATACCTAAACCCGAGTTAGGATTTGGTGGGGTATTTGGTAGATATGAAGCACCGGGTCCCGAGAGGCAACCTTCTGTATTGGATTACCCGAGTAGTGTTAATAGTTTAACTACTGCAAGAGACAATAACATCTCAAGAGCAGATGTAATCATTGCGGGTAGAGATAATGAAGTAGCGGGTAATCGTAGTTTAGTAATAGGTAGTAGGAACCAAATCTACTCGGACCAAAATATAGTCTTTGGTAATAACAATTTAGTAAGTAATTTGACCAATGGCAACATGGTGTTAGGTTCGGGTAATACAATTGATATGGGGGTTCAAAATAGTTTAGTCATAGGTAATGGTTTAACTATACAAAGTTCAAATACTTTAGGTTTCGGTGGGGTTATTGTTGCTTTTTCAAACTATATACAATCGGGTAAGAATGAGGTATTAAGTCCATTTACAATGAAACCACCTAACTATATTGAGGCTGGTAAAAATGCTATCATTAACTTTGGTAGTCAAGACCCCGTAAATTATATTCAAGGTAATTTTTACCAAAGAGAGGATTAGAAAAAATAACAAAAATTATATTACATAGTATGAGTTTAATTACACAAAAAAGTAGGATTTCACACCACACCATTGTAGGTTATACGGGTAGTTATTTTACGACCCCATCTTCTAACGACTTTACAGATGGTTCATGGACCATATACGATTTAGCATATAGTGAGTTCGGGATTAACGAAACAGATAAAAAGACTTACATTAGAACGGGGACCGAGGTTAAGGAAGTTATGTTAGGTAGTTTCTTTACAGCATCAACAATTGGGACACAAAGTTCAACATTGGTAGAACTAACTACCCCTAACATTGGTGTAGATTGGTATAAAATACAAATTAAGGGTCAAGCGGACGCATCTAATTATGAAACTATAGTATCGGATATATTTTTTGGTTTAAGAGGTTATGGGACATCAAGTATAGCATTTACGGGTGGCACCTATTCATTAAATACTTACAAAGATTTTAGTGCGGTAGGTATTGGACCCCAATTAACCATTAGTGGTTTAACTTTAAGTGTAAATGTAAATGGGGCAGCGGGTTATACAATCTCATGGACCTCTAACATACAAAAAGGATAAAATTATTACATTACAATGGCTCGTCAGAACATACAAATACAAATTGATACTGCAGTTGAAAGCGCACAATCAGCACAATCTTTAGGACAATTAAGAAGGGCATTAGTAGATATAAGGGATTTACAAAGCCAAATTGGGGATGAAAGTAGTGCCGAGTTTCAACAATTACAGCAAGCCGCTAACTCAACCACTCGTAGATTGGCTGCTACCCGTGAAGCCATTGGGGACATAAATGATAGTGTAAGAACTCTTGATGGGTCCCCCGTTGAGAGAATGAGTAATTCATTTGGGTTATTAAGGGAGAGTGTAGTTAATGTAGATTTTGATAAGTTCAAGACGGGTTTATCGGGTATTGGTGCTGCCCTAAAAGCAAACCCAATCTTTATGTTAGGTGCTGTAATTGTAGGTATTACTATTGCTATTGGGGCAGTATTAGCAGCATTTGGTTTATTAGGTCCCGTATTGGATGGTATTAAAAGAATGGTGGGTGATTTGGTTAAAGGTTTCTTTGCTTTAACAGACGCAATGGGTATTACCCGTAAAGCGGAGGAACAATTAGCGGAAGCAAGTAAAAAGTCCTTTGAGGAAAGGATGGAAAGACTTAATCAAGAAAGGGGTATTTATAGTCAATTACTACAATTAAGAGAGGTTCTTACCGAAAGGGAGTTAGCACTTATAGCAAAAAAAGCGGGTGTTGAGGTTGATTTTCTTAAAGATGTAAGAACAGAAGCACAATTAAACTTTGAGGTAAATGAAGCCCAAATTGCCCTAATGCAAAAGGAGATTGACGAAATAAGGTCAAGGCAGCAAGCAAATAGGGACATGTTAGAAGCCGATAAGGCAAGGTATGATGAACTACAGAAACAATTAGTAGGTAAAGAGGTTGAAGCAACATCTTTAAGAATTGCTAAAGAAAAAGAGGCTGCTGAAATTAAAGCGGGTTTAGAGGACCAATACAATCAAATTGTTATTAGTAATATAACAGACCAAAGAAGAAGAAGGATTGAGGAAATTAACTTAAAAAAGCAAGAAGATTTAGCAGAGTTAGATAGAAAAATTGATGCACTTAAGGTTGAAGGTAAGTCCTTTGCACTGCAAGCAGCACTCAAGGTTCAAATTGAAAGGCAAGCAAATCAACAAATTGCTGAAGTAAATAAGGCTGCCCGTAGGGAAGCAATTACAGAGGAGATGGATGACCTTAATAACCATTACAGATTAAGGTTATTACAGACGCAAGAAAATACTCAAGAAAGGTTAGAGGTAGAAAAGGAATGGAGGGAGAAACAATTGTCGTTAATGAAGAAACACCAAAATGATTTGGAGTTAAGTAATGACGAAATTAAAGCAAAAGAACTTGAGTTTGCACAGCAGATTGAGAACATCAATAAACAGATGTATGAAAATCTAAAAAGGCAAGCGCAAGAGGACTTAAATAATTGGGAAACTAACGAACAAATTAAAGTTCAATCTACCCTTGATGGTAGTATTGATAGATTGCAAGCCGAACAGACATACCTAAAAAATAAATTAACTTATTATCAAGATAATTACCTTAAATTGGGTATGTCCGAAAATGAATACCAATTATTTAAGTTAAAATTAACCGAGGACTATAATAAAAAGACGGGCGAAGTAAATACAGCAGCAGCACAAAAGATGCAAGAGGACATTGGTTTAATTGCTTTTGATGCTGTTGAGAAAGCGCAAATAAATTGGGCTACTGCCACAGCCGAGTTCTTCAAAGTAGTTAAAGATGGACCATTTGGTAAGTTCTATGAAACACAATTAGTCCCCGCTAACGACTTCTTTGATGCGGTTATGGGTAGGACCCTTGAAACTACCAAAAGTATGGAAGATGTCGTAAAGACATTTGGCTTCTCTCTCACAGCACTTAAGGAAGAGTTAGATGCGAGTATTCAAGGTCAAGAGTTTAGTTTAAGAACTTATACTAATACAGCAGCACTACTAAAGAACCAATTGCAATCTACACTTGAGGAACCATTTGCAGCATTAACCATTTTACCCGGTATTAGTATTGGTGGTGAAATGTATAATGCAGCACTTGATGCAAGTAAGTCTTACTATGGGGAACTACAGCAACAAAGAGAACTTGATTATCAACTTAATAAGGCAAAAGAAGAGAGAACCTACCTTGACTTTTTATCACAATCTCAAGCGACTTATTTAGAAAAGTTAAGTAAGGTTCAAAAGGGTAGTGCTGAGGAGGAAATTATTACACAGAACTTCTATAAGCAAATGACCAAGCACAAAGAGTTATACGAATTAGGTCTTAACGATTTGGCAAGGGAAAATAGTTTAAAAAGAAATGAAATTACAAAGCAAGAGGCAGATACTAACTTTAAAATACAGCAAGAGGCACAGAATAGATTTTTCAACATAAGTAAAAATACCATCTCGGGTATTAGTTCAATTACGGATGCTTACTTTAAGACCCGTATGGCAAATGTAAAAAAGGGTAGCGAAGAGGAACAAAGATTAGCAAAGCAACAATTTGATACACAAAAAGCATTTAACATTGGTTTAGCAGTCATTAATGGTCTCCAATCTATTCTTGCTATTACATCTGTTCCCGACTTTACATTGGGTATTCAAAGTGGTATAAGGATTGCAGCACAAATAGCACTTAACGCTGCTACAATTGCGGGAATTGCAGCACAGCAATTTCAAGGTGGGGGTGTTAGTAGTGGAGGAGGAGGTGGAGGAGGTGGAACCCCACCACCCGCAATGTCCCCCGATTTAGGTGTTCTACAGAGTTTATATCAAGGTGTAAATCAAATGGGTCAAGAGGTGGCACCCCCACCTACATTTCAAGCACCTACCTTTTTTGGTTTAGGGGCAGCACAAATGTTAGGGGGACCAAATATGCAAGGACCTAATAGGGTTTATGTATTAGAAACCGACATTACAGAAACACAAAATAAAGTTAGTGTTATAGAACAAAGAGCACTATTCGTGTAAATAAAAATTATATATACACCCATGTTTAACTTTAAGAAAGCAGAAAAAATTGACGAAAATAGATTACCCGTTTATGAAATTACTATTTCGGACGAAGACGAAACCGGTATTAACCTAATCTCTTTGGTAGAAAATCCCGCTATTGGTATTAAAGGTATGGCTTTTAGTAAAGATGAAAGTTATACTATGGAACACTATTTCAAAGAGGATGGCGATAAAATGGTTATTGTTGGACCCGCTTTGGTTCCCGATGTTAAAATAAGAAGAAGGAACCCCGATGGGTATGAATACTTTGTAGTATTTAGTAAAGAAACTATTGAAAAAATGGTTCAAAAGTTCAATAGATATGGTAGTAATAGACGCATCAACATAGACCATACTAATAAAATGGTAGATGCATTTATTACAGAAGATTGGATTGTTGAAGACCCCGTTTATGATAAGTCCCGTAAGTATGGGTTTGAAGTTCCGGTAGGCACCTACATGGTTAAAATTAAGGTAGATGATAAAGATTTTTGGGACACCGAGATTAAAGGTAATGGTAAGTATGGGTTTAGTATTGAAGGTCTTTTAAACCAAATGTTAGTTAGTTTAAAAGCAATAGAGGATAAGGATTGGACCATTGATGAGGTGTTAGAGGACATTTCATTAGCAGAACTTACAAATATATTTGGTATTTGGGATGAAAATACTCATAGTAAGTGTTGCGAACATAACCACCATGAGTTTGCTAAAGAGGGTATAGTCCATCCCAATTGTAGGTGCGACCTTATGTTAGGTGATTTTCAAAAGTCAGCACCCTACATTGGTAAAGATGGTAAATCTTATCCATGTCCCATTTGTGATGAAGCAGAAAGATTTTGGAATGGTAGGGGTTATTTCTTTGATGTATTTGGAAATAGATACACAAAAATAGATAGGTTCCCGTATTATGTAAAAAGGTAATGACCTATACTACTTTTAGTTATTTTTTTTACCTTAAAGAACCTTCTAAACTTACTTCGGGGTAATAAATAACCTACTACCTTACCCTTATCGCCACTACGACCCCGTCTATCTAATCTACCACCTATTTTTTTAAAGATATATTTTAGTTTATTAACCCTAATCATCCACATTTGTTCCAAATCGGGTAGGTAATAGATTAGGTAGTCGGCTTTTGTCGCCATTAAACCACTAGGATTACCATTACATTTTACTTCTATAAATAGATTACCCGTATAACCTTTAAATCTTTCATATCTATCTGTCTTTACCTCTATGGTAAAGACATTTATACCATTATCAAACTTAAGGTCATACCCTTTAGGGTCTATGTGGGCGGGTTCTTTATTAGTGTTCCAATCTAAAAGGTTAAACCCATAACTATTAAAAATACCCATTACTATCCTTTCCCCTAATTTACCATCCATTAGGTCTGTATTAAACTTATCCATAACCTTTATATTAAAAAATATATAAAAGGGTTCAACTTAAAAATAATTTTTACAATTTTAGAAAAAGTTGAGTTTAATTATATTATCTATAAATAAAAATAACTCTAATAATGAAAAGACAAGATTTAATTAGTAGAATAAAAGTTCAACTAAAGTCCCTCATTACACCCGAGACACAGACATTTGCAGAGGCTAAAGCGGGGGATTTACTCCTTACGACACCCGCTGAAAGTTTCGAAGTAGGTGCCGAAATCTTTTATGTAGATGCGGACGGGAATAATGCCCCATTGAACGAAGGCGAATACACCCTTGATAATGGTGTAAAGATTATGGTTAGTGGGGGTAAAGTTTCTGGTATTTTTGAACCCGAAATGGAGACCGAACCCGCAGAAATGGTTAAGGAAGATAAACCAATGACCGAAGATGTAAAAGAAGAAAAAATGGAAAGTGGAATTGACATGGTTGAATACGAGGGTATGAAAACCAGACTTGCAAAGTGTGAGGAAATGATTATGGAACTTATGAAAAATAAAGACATGATGGAAAAGAAAATGTCCGAGTTTGCAGCATTACCATCTGAAACACCCATTAAATCCCAACCCGTTGAAAATAAACCAATTGGTTTGAAAAAAGAGTTCGCTTCTCAACCCGACATTATGGATATAAGGGAGAGAGCAAGAAGAAATAGAAATAAAATCTAATAAAAAATAAATAAATTAAAAAATGGCAACATTAAATCTTAATTCTTTAACTAAATACACCGACCAATTGTCGGGTATTCTATTGAAGGAAGCAGTCCTCGTAGGTAATACTTTTGATTATGTTTCAATACAGCAAGGTATTAAGTATGCAGATAGCATTAACCTACTTACTAACACCCTAACCGCAGTAGCGGGTGGATGTGGAACAATCTCCCCCACGGGTTCAACTACTCTAACCCAAAGAGACATTCAAGTATGTCCCATTAAGGTTGAAGAAAGTGTGTGTGTAGATGAGTTTGAACAATACTGGATTGGTCAATTAGCAAGAGAGGGTTCTTACAATGAATTCGCACCCGAAGTATTCAATCAAGTTTATCTTGCTAACAAAGTAGAGAAAATAGGTCAATTGGTAGAGGACCTATTCTGGAAAGGGGACACCGGTGGTGCCTATGGTAGTGGTAATTTAACCCTTTGCACCGGTATTCTTGACATCCTTGAAAATACCGCTGCTACTAACTCCGTTATTTCAACTACTTATTCGGGTGCTTTGACCCTTGCAAATGCACTTGATGTAGTTGATGATATGGTTAGACTAATCCCCAATGATGTATTGGACGATAATAACCTTACACTATTTATGTCCCATGCTAACTTTAGAGTTCTTATGAATGCTTTGAGACAGCAAAATTACTTTGTTGCTTACGACGGACAAAGACACACATGGGTATTGGATAATTACACAAATACCAATGTAAGAATTGTTGCTACTCGTGGTTTGAATGGTAGAAACGAAATGGTCTTGACACCCGGATGGAACCTTTACTTTGGAACAGATAGTTTCGGAGAGGCGAGAAACGGAGATGGTTTCCAATTTTGGTATGACATTCGTGATAACATCACATACTTTAGAGCAAAGTTCAAAGTCGGTGCTCAAGTCGCATTTCCTCAATACATAGTTATTAAGAACTCCTAATTAAGTTAAACTTAAACAAAAAAAAATCAATTATAAAATATGGCATGTGTATTAACAGCTGGATATGCTCTTGGTTGCCGCGATAATATAGGTGGTATTCAAGAGGTTTATATCGGAGAATGGAACGGGGATGCGTTAGGTTATACTTTTGGGACAGCCTCTATTATAACTGCATTTACGGGTGCTACCGGTTCATTCTTTACATTTGAGCAAGAAGCGCAAGTAGGTAGTTATACCGAAAATGGTGTATTCTCAAATGAAAATGGAACATCGTTCTATGAGCAAACTTGCGTAATTACACTTCATAAACTTGAGGCACCATTGAGAAATACCATTCTCGTATTGGGTCAAGGTAAATGGAGAGTAATTATCAAAGACCAAAGAGGTAAGTATTGGTTGATGGGTAAGCAAAATCCCGTCCGTGTATCTGCTTCAACACCCCAATTGGGTAAAGCATATGGGGACCTAAATGGAGCGGTTATAACCTTTATGGGTGCTGAACCCGAAATTGCTTACGAAGTTGAAGCAGCCGCTGCCCTCTCGGTAATTGTTTAAACTTTTACCCTAAATGTAAATAGAATAACCATTCTAATTTGACATAGAAAAATTATTTAATTTTTAGCCCCCCATTTACAAAAATGGGGGGTCTTTTTATAATTATAAACTTTATATATAATTTAATATATAAGGTAAAAATTAAACAATGAACTATAATCAATTAAATCGTGAAGAGTTAATTACAATTTTGGGTAATTATGGTTTCAACTATGGTCCTAATACCCAAAAAAAGACACTTATTAAAAAGTGTAGAGAACTTGACGAAACCCACTATTCCCCTATACATGATAAACTACTTACGGGATGGGAACTTGAACTTATGGATGAGGGTAAAAGAACTGAAACTATTTATGCTATAGATGCATGGAAAGATTTTTTTTGATTACCCATACACCTTTAGGTAAAAATCAGTATCTTTGTATTACAATACAAAACCCCCCACTACAATGGCTACCAAAGACCAAATCGCTGCTACCCTTACCGAGCAAGAAATTGCTGAACTTGAAACCTTGATGGTTGAGTTCAACATGCCTAACCCCCGTCAATCTGCAATTGAGGTGTTGGTTAATAATAAGTTCCGTGTAGCACAAAAAAATAAAAATTAATTTTCTAAAAAGTTTGAAATCCCAAAAGGTTTCCGTATCTTTGTATTACAATACAAAACCCCCCACTACCATGACTACCGAAACTAAAAAATTAATCATTGCCTTCTTCCAAGAGAATTGTGCTGACTTTATGTATGCTGCTTACATTGCAGATAATCGTCGTAGAGTTCAAGGTCAAAAAGCAATCTATCAAACCTACTTTAAAAATAAGGGGTGTGATTGGGGTGCTTTGTCGGTAGCCATGGTTATTAATGGTCTTACCCCCAGTCAAGAAGCAACCTTTCTCAAAAGGTTTGAATTGGTCTATGACCTCTACCTTGAAATCAAAAAAAATAATCCGTAAGATGCTTGGAAGTCCCAAAAGGATTTCGTATCTTTGTATTACAATACAAAACCCCCCACTACAATGTCCTACAAAATCCACCCTACCCTCCACAATCTCGCAAGACCCGCAGACCCCGCTACCCATTCCCCTAAAAAGTGGTATAAGATTAGGGTATGGGTAGTAGCCCCGTGGAATGGTTCTTTCCCCTATCATGACTACTACTTTGAAAGTAATGGTATGGAGTTTGACTTTTCTACCGGTATTTGGACTAACCTTAACGAGAAGGTTCAACAGCAACTCGTTAAGAAGTATGGTAAAGAAATGGACTTTGAATTGTTCTCTATTCAAGGGTAATAATTTGGAAATTAGAGAAACATTACTTATCTTTGTATTATTAAATAATTAAATAACTTTTATACTATGTTTATTACACAACAACAATTTAACGAACTTGAAACCCGCTTGCTTAACACCATTGGTGCTATTAAACACCTTTCGGATTGTATGGTTGATGAGGTCCAACCCGACTACAATTTACTAAAGATGGCGGGTAATCTACAATTTAAATGGTGTAAGAATACCACCCTTACCCCAAGACTTGCTCAAGATTTTACACACGCTTTAGGTAAGACTACCTTTAGTGATGCACTTGAAAGGGGTAGTGCTACCTTTCCTATTTACAATGGTAATTGGTCTATTGGGGACATGGGTAGTGTATGGGTTGATTTAGAGGTTATTGGTAATTACTACCGAGTATCTCTACTACCCGATGCTACTATTTACATCCAAAAAATTATTGACCCTACATTTGTAGAACAATTTTAATTTACTTATCTTTGTATTACTAAAATACTTTATACCATGAACCACATTTTACCCATTACATTACAAAAAGACATTGCTACCAAATTGGTATTACGAAACGACTATTACGAGATTAGACAATTACTACACGATAGTATTGAGTTTATCTTTGAACTTGATAGTATTAACCAAAGAGTTATTGATTTATGTGTAGAGGAGTGTATCCCCATTGACGACACATTTTCTAAAAAGATTGAATGGTATTGTCTTATTAACCTATTCTACCATTTCTACCTTAACCGAAGGGATGTTTATAACGAATGGTATTGTAGTATGGAACATGCAAACCTTATTGAGGGACAGATTGATGTGTTCTTATACCAATTGGTAAGTCCTAACGATGAACCCACCCAATTTGCTAAATGGAGAATGTCTCTTGATAAACTTAATTACTAAACCAAAAAAAATTACTATTATGGATTACCGAGAAGAGTTTGCCAACGAAATTGCGGTTGCTATTGCTACCCTTAATAAAGCGGGTTATTTTACAGATTACCTATTCCATGTGGATGATGTGAAATGTCTTACAGACCAACCCCTCACAGACGACGAGGCAAGGGGTATTCTTGAGGAATACTTTGAGGGTTATATGTCCGAGATTAATTGGCGTTTAGAGGAATTGGTAGATTACCATACCGATAAGACCGATGAAGTAGAAGATAAAAATAATTAAAAAATAATTTCAAAGACGCTTGGATATATGACCCAAGCGTCTTATCTTTGTATTATTAAATTACTTAACAATTAACCACTACTACAATGTCTAACCAAATCCAACTTTTCCTCTCCGACAGCGACCACAACGAAACCACGGGTTTCTTCCACTTTAACATCTATGTTAAGTTTAATGGTAAAGACGACACCATCTACTTTGCACTTAACGAGTGGGGTCTGTCTTTTGAACCATGGGAGGGTAATTTTACCGATGAGGAGATGGAACAAATTAAGGTTGAAGTCTTTACCCATTGGACTAACGGAACCCTTGACCTTGACTAATAACCACTAAACTTACCTACTATGTGTAATCAACACCTTTCCCTTGACGAGATTATGCGTATAGTTTATACCCAAAAGGGTTAGAAACTTATGTATAATTTAATATATAATTACTACAAAATCCATTTACCATGAGTATGACTAAAAGACACATTGAAAATCAAGCCGCTAAATGTGGTTTAACCTTTGACGAATACCTATCTGACTTTGATAGAGATTTAGATGAATGGTATTCACACCAAGACGAGGTATTCTTTATGGAGAAACCCGAGATTAAGGAAACTAACCCTTATGACTACTTTATTGACTACGAAAATCTACCATTTTAAATGAATGAGGACAATTTTAACCAAATCCTCTATGGTTAGAGAAGAAAAGTAAATTAAACTAACCCTAAATTAAGTAGATGTTGAAAAACATCTACTTTTTTTTATGTTCCTTTTAGAAAAAGAACTACTTATTTATATTATAATAAAAAAGAATATGAAAGTAAAAGAACAATTTTTAGATACTGAAGTGTGGGTTCCATATACCAATTCAAATACCCAATTAAGATTTGTAGATAAGGGTCTTTATAATAAATTAGCAACACTTTACCCAAATCTTTTTGAAGAAGAAACACCAAAAATAGAAAAAGTAAAAGCAAATGATTTACATATCAAGGACACAATCACACCCAATCTACACGACAGCAAAGCAAAATCGGATAGACCTAACCACTAACTTTTATACATGGAGGTTAGAGGAAAGGTCTAACAATTTTACCTTTACAATAGCACCGGATGATTGGAGCACATCCCCATACTATTGTGCTTTTACAATGTCGGATAGGTTTAGTCAAAATCCATCCCTACCTACCTCGGAAACGGGGTCTGTTGCGGTAGTATTTCGTCAAGGGGAATACCATTACGAGATACACCAGACCTCAACACAATACGATTTAGGTTTAACATCAAGTTTAGGGGTTATTGAGGTAGGTATTTTGATTAGTGAGGGTGATAGTTTCACATTATCTTTCTATACAGCAAGTAATGACGACACAATTAGGGTATTTAGAGATTACTAAAATAATAATTATAAATGAAAAATAGTATATACATACATAACTTTTCGGGTGTAGATTGGTCCTACGATTTAGGGGTCAATAAATCTTTAGCACCCCAATTTGTAGAAACATTAAATCGTAGAGGATGGGTTAATTTTGGGGAGGACAATTTGTATCCCGATTACCTTATATCTCTACTAAATAGGTCGTCTAAACATAACGCTATCATTAAAAGAAAATCTATGATGATTGGTGGTAATGGATGGGAGATGGAGGGTTTAAGTCCAAATGAAATTAACTTTATTGCTAATACCTACAATGAATATAACCTTAACGAAATTATACACCGAGTATGTGTTGATTTAGAGGTATTTGGTGGATTTAGTATTGAAATTATCTATAGTAAAGATAGGTCTAAAATTGCAGCCCTAAACTACATACCATTTAATAAGTGTAGGATTAGTGATTGTAGAAAGTATGTTTATTACTCGGATGATTGGACCCGTTTAAATAAGTATGCCCCCATTAAGAAACCTATTTTTGACCCACAAAATCCTACCTCAAACCAAATACTTTTTGTTAAAGAGTATAGACCCGGTAATGAGTATTACCCCACACCCGATTACCTACCCATTGTTCCCTATTGTGAGTTAGAATACGACATCTGTTTATTCCATCTTAATCAAGTTAAAAATGGATTTGCACCCTCAATGGTTATTACCTTTAATAGTGGTATTCCCTCCGATGACGAAATGAAAGATGTAATTACACAATTACAAAATGACTATCAAGGTGCCATGAATAGTGGCAAAGTAATGTTCTTATTTAGTGATGGTCAAGAGAGGGCACCTCAAATAACCCCCATTCAACTTAATAGTTCGGACGAGAGGTTTATTGAGTTGAATAAAGAAATTACCCAAGCAATACTTACGGGACACCAAGCAACTAACCCCGGTTTATTTGGTATTGCTGTCCCCGGCGAGTTAGGTCAAAAGAATGTAATTTTGGAGAGTTTAGAAATCTTCCAATCTACCTATGTAGAACCAAAGCAAAAAATGTTAGAGCGTATTTTCAATAAACTCGCAAGGTTTAATGGTTTATCTGTTGAACTTAAGTTAAAGAAATATACTCTTGATTTAGACAAAATAACCGAATAAAATATGCCCGCATGTAGTTTCCTTGATACACCATATATCTACAAATACACTATTATTGAAAAGAATGTAGATGCAGACTTAATACTTAAGTTTATTTGGCAAGCGCAAGACATTAACATACAGACCATTGTAGGTCAAAATCTTTACACCAAATTGGTTAATGATTGTCCCAATTTCACGGGTAATTACCTAACCCTTATTAAAGATTACATACAGCCATGTCAAGCAGAATGGGTAGTTTATCATATTTTACCCTTTATGAACTTTCGTTTAACTAATAAAGCGGTTAGTCAAAAGAGTAGTGATAATTCATTACCATCAACAGCAGATGATATAAGGTGGTTAAGAGACCAAGTTCGTAATAATGCAGAGTATTATTCCGAAAGAATAAAAGATTACATTAGAAATAACCCGTCCTCCTTTCCCGAATACTTTACTACATCACAATCCTTTGAGGTTAGACCTAATAAGACGGGGTATTTTAGTGGTATTTATACTCGGGGTAGAAATTGGAGAGCACCCATACCTCCAATACAGAACATTAACCCCGACGATTTCTGTTGCTAACATTTAGTAATTTTTAAAATAAAAAAGATATGAATAATTTTATTACATTACCAATTACCAATTATCAATTATTAATTGAGGACAAAGAGTATGAGTTTGAGGTTCCCGCTCAACCCGCTATAAATGCTATTAGGTTAAAATTAACCGACGAGTGTAAGAATAAAATACTTTTAGCGTTAGAAAGTATCAAGAGATTTGATAGTGAATTACTTTACCCCCAATTTAACTTTGATTACCCCCACGACATTGAAATGGCAATTATGCAAGACGACATCCAATTGTTCGGGGTTCAAGATGGGGATGGTGTTATACTTACTAAATTAGATGGTGGGGAAACAGACTTATTAGACATTTACCCACTATTTATTTCCCGTTTAGTAATTGGTGTAAGAATAATAAAAAAATCAATAAACCTACAGATTACCCTTCTTACTGATGACGAGGAAGAGTTATTATGGGAATTGACGGGTTCAAAGTTCATAGAGGAGACTATTTTTTAAATATGAAAAAAAAGTATATAACCAAAAATACCATTCAACTTCAATCTGTAATTGATGAAGACCAAAAAAATAAGAAAAAGGATGATGGAGGTTCTAACATTATTACCGACAATACTAATTGCAATAATAGGGTTCTTCTTAAGAGAAACAATGTCGGACATAAAGACACTTAAAAAAGTAGCCTCGGATATGGAAGTAAAGTTAAGTGTAATTGAAAATGATTATCTTAATAAACACTCAAACTTAAGTAGTAGGTTTGATGAGTTAAATGCGGGTATGAAAGAACTTACCAAAGAAATACAATTACTCAATCGTGAGATACAAAAAAAATTGTAAAATTATGGATAGATTATTTAAGACGGGTTTAGTATCTACTATGTTCGGTGTAAGTGTTCTTATTTTTTGTGGTGCATTGGTTTATCAAGGTAAATCTACACCATCCGAGTTAGCGGGATGGTTTCTATTTGGAACTT